CGGCCTCTGTTCGACGGATTGCGGATGCTCTCTCGATAACCTGGCGCCGTGCGACCGTGAAGAAATCGCCGAGTGCGAACCGGGTTATAAAAATCCCTGCCCGGGCCCGGGGAAATGCGAGAGCTACGACCCGAAAATCAGGCATGACCATATCGAACCGACAAAGCCAAAGGAGAAGCCATGAAGGTTTTCCTCAACGAGACCTGGCCCCTCTTTGCCATCGTCACGGTCGTCGGCGTGTGCTTCATTCTCTGGGTAATTTTCCGGGCCGCGTCGATGGCCGACGAGGCGCTGGAGCAGATGCGGAAGCGGATGTTCCTGCGCGAACGACAGGAGCACGACAAGACGTATCGAGAGGAGAAGCCATGAAGATCACCAGATCCTGGGTTGGCGAGGCCATCCTCATCATTTTGACCATCACGGTCATGGCGCTCATCGCACTTCACGCTATCGATAAGATCTCGAACCGGATCGATCAGCAAATCAAGGCCCGGGCCGCCTATTCAGAGGTCCAACGATGAACCCGTCGACGCGGCGGACTCTCCTGGTCGCCGTGATCGGGCTGATCGTGCTGGGCCTTGGCGTCTGTGCATTCGTGGAGCGATCGTCTTACGTCCAGGACGCAGCCGCCGAGGGCCTCGGGCAGGAGGCGCCATGAAGAATTACACCAGTTCGGTCCCGGTCGATACAACGATCATGAGGATTGAGCGGGATCTCGTCAAATATGGCGCTTCCCGCGTGGCAAAGGAATACAAAGACGGAGAGGTAACCGGGCTGACTTTTCAAATAGCGCTTCCTACCGGGAAAGTAGTGCGCGTCCAATTACCGGCCAACCCGGAGGCTGTTTTCAAAGTCCTCAAGGGCGATAGGTTTCTTTCCGCGACAGCCGAGAAGCGCCTCCAGGCCCAGGCCCGCCGGACGACCTGGAAGATCATGCAGGATCTCGTCGAGGTCCAATTGAGCATGATCGAAATGGAACAGGCCGAGTTCGTTCAAATTTTCCTGCCCTATATCTTCGATGGCCAGCGGACATTTTATGAACACATCAAAAGCGGCGAGTTCAAAATGCTTCCAGAAGGGATAAAGGAAGCCAGGCTATGAACGCCGATTTTCTCCGGACCCGCTTGATGGAGTATATGAACCAGCACCGCGGTCGCGAGAATGCGATTCCTCGCGAGCGCGTGCTCTTCCATCTTCAGGGTTATGAACAGAAACTGGATGATCGGAGATTCCGGGACATCTATGCCTCCCTCCCACTTTGCGCCTGCGCGAAGGGATTATTCTTGGCCAGGACAATCCGCGAGGTCGAGGAATTCAGGGAATATCTCACGAAGAAAAGTGGTCCGATCATCGCCGACCGCCGGGTGAAGATCATCCTATCATTTTATCCGAGACTGCGGAGTTCGGACGAACGCCAGCCGGGGTTGCCGTGGTAAAAGAACATCCGATCTTATTCTCTGGCCCGATGGTCCGGGCCATCCTCGACGGGCAAAAGACCATGACGCGGCGTGTCATCAAGCCGCAAGCCTTCTTGGACCTTCGGGGCATCTGGTGTCAATCGAGTCCAGGTAGTTATCCCATAGAACGGGAATTCTGGAAATGCCCCTACGGCCAGGCCGGAGACCGGCTTTGGGTGCGGGAGACGTGGGCTCCTCGGATATTCACTTGGGGGCCGAGAGTTCTTTATAAAGCACGGCGGCCCGCTGAGGGCGTGGGCTATATCCCGGACCTGCATTGGAAGTCCTCCATCTTCATGCCTCGCTGGGCCTCCCGCATCATGCTTGAGATAACCGAGGTCCGAGTCGAGCGAGTGCAGGACATCAGCGAGGAGGACGCGAAGGCGGAAGGCGACAAGGATCCCTTCGAGGGCCATCTTCGCCGCGATGGAACGCCAATAGAATCATCTCCCCGCCTGCGATTTATAACCCTCTGGGATTCCCTCAACGCCAAGCGCGGTTATGGATGGGCGGAAAATCCGTGGTGTTGGGTCATCTCGTTCAAGAGAATTATCGAGGAACCATGACAGATTTCCAAATCATCGCGCTCTTAACCGCGGCTGTACTCATCATCTCCGCGCTCTGCTGGAATGTGGCGACGCGGGTTAAGAAACGGCGCACAGAAAAGAACCGAGCGCAATTTAATAAATGGCTGCTGGAGCAGGAGCGGTCCTGGAAATCGCGCTGGCGGCGATCGCGCCATGCCCGATGAATCTCCGAAAGCGCATTGCCGGTCCGAAATTCGATGAGCTCGTCGCGTCGATCCGGCAGAAGGGCGTCATCGAACCCATCATCGTGAGGCCGGTAAAGGGAAAGAAGGCGTCCCATGAGGTCGTCGCCGGCGAGCGACGGTTCAAGGCTGCCGGCATCGCGGGTCTTTCGACGATCCCGGCGATCGTCCGCGAACTAACCGATGATGAGGCCTACGATTTCATGCTCATCGAGAACCTACAGCGGGAAGACCTGACGGACCGGGAGGAGGCGGAGAGTTTCAAGGCCTGGGTCGATCGGAGCGGCGAGATGGGCGTCCAGATACTCGCCGAGAAGATCGGGATCTCGCAGGCCTACATCCGGAGCCGGATCCGGATCCTGGCGTTGCCGACCGCGGTCCTCAAGGCCTGGGAGAAAGGAGATCTTGCCTTCGGGCACCTGCATCAGCTCCTTCGCGTGACGGATGAGAAGGAACTCAAGGAGATGATCGACTGGGCCCTCGAGCGGATACACAACGATTGGGAAGGGCCCCTGACGATCAAGGAACTCGCCAGGGAAATCGACGACAAATCGCCGGCGCTCTCCGGGGCGCTCTTCGGGACCAAGGATGTCTGCGCGAAATGCCCGTCGAACTCTATGGTCCAGAAGGATCTCTTCGGGATCGAGTCGGCCGGGGCCCGTTGCCTCAGCCCAGGATGCTTCAAGAAGCACCAGGCTGAATGGCTCACGGCGAACTGGAAGGCGTCGGCCGCCGCGAAAAAGCATGGCACGAACGGCTTCCGGTTCCATGAGGATGTTGGCTATGATGACGTCCATCAGTTCTACGAGTACGGCCAGCCGGCCGCGAAGAAATGCCGGGAGTGCCCGGATTTCGTGACGGTCTTCGACCTGTCGGGGAAAATTCACACCGGGCAGGCCTGTGCCGGCGGGAAGGTCTGCTATGGCGCCATCACGAGCCCGAGGAGCTCCAAGGAACGCGAGACCGGCGACCGGGATCCCGAGGCGCCCAGGTCGCCCTGGCACGGCGAATACTTCCGGGATATGTTCCTTTCGAAACGGATCCCGGAGGTCCTGGCCGGCATCGATCCGGACGACCCGAAGATCAAGGTCCTGCTCCTCGTCTGCGCGGTCCACGGGAACAGTTCCACCATCGGTCATAGGGACCTACCGGCAAACCTTCTTGGCAAACCGGCCACGGAGCTCCGGAAGGCCTTCAAGACGGTCGTCGAGAAGGTCATCCTATCTGGCCAGCACATAGGCAACCACGGAAGCAACTGGGGCTCATTCGGGACGGACGGCCGCCGGCGTGTTGCGGAGTATCTCGGGATCGACCTGGCCAAGGAGTTCTCGGTCGATAAGGATTACCTGGAGAAGAAGACCAAAGCCGAGATCCTGGCCTTCGGCAAAAACTTCAAGATTCTCAAGGTAAAGAACGCATCGAACCTCAAGAAGTCCGAACTCGTCAAACTCGTTCTTGCGCATGGAGCCGCACTGGTCGGAAAGGTCCCGGCGGAGATCCTGAAGGATAAAAAATAGAGGAGGTCGAAATGAGAATCAAAGCGAGTCGAGTCAGAGAGTTCGCCGGCCTGTTGCGCCCAGAGATTCGGGACGAGGTGATGAGGGCCCTAAAAGCCCATGACGATTTCAGCAAGGCGTTCGCTTGGAAAACACTGAGTGCGGCGCAGATCCGAACCGAGCCATACCAATTCTTGAACAATGACCTCGGAGTCCATCTCTTCGACGTGATTATCCCTTCCAGCCCAGGATGCGGCCGCGCAGGTCCGTCTATCAGTTCAGAGATCAACATCGGCACCTGGCGTCCCGGCCGTGGCGACCAGGATTTCAACACCGAGGATTTCTGCTACCGAGTAACGGAAATTCATAAGGATGGCGTGTTCCGCGTTTGGCGAGCGGCGGAATAATCGATGGAACTTCGCGCCGACCTGATCATCCGGAACCTCAAGGCTTACCGGAAGAAGGCGGGACTATCGCAAGCGGAGCTCGCGGAAAAACTCGGCGTGAATCAGGTCTCGATTAGCGCCTATGAGACAGGGAAAAACAGGCCACGAGCCGGGAAAATGGATAGCCTTTTGGACATTCTTACCGAATATTTCCCTGACGGCCTGCCAATTCTCAACGATCTGGATAAACCTATCCGATCCGGCGACGGTCGTCCCTTCGGTTCCATCCGCACGATCTGCCCTCATTGCCAGGCGGCGAATTACCATTATATCGAGACGCCGATCCCCAGGTTGGAAATAAAGTGCATTACCTGCGGATGTGAATTTAGGCCGTTCGATAAGGGTCCCGGGCCGACGAAATCCTGCCCTGAGCCTGGGGGCGATGCAAGGAAAAAGCACGGCAATTGGCATAAGTGGGACCGCGCCAAAGAAAGTCGATGAAAAAAAAATCAAAACCGGATGTGGCGCGGCGTGGCTCGGCATGGCCAGGCAAGGCAGGGTTTGGAAAAATCTAAGGCAAGGAGAAAAAGGTGAAAAAAATCAAGTGTGAGGTCAAGGGAATTTCGGGGTTGCTGATGCACGCATTCCCGATGGTGCCGATTGAGAATCCGCCCATCGAGAAACGGTCCATCGAGGAACAGGCTGAACTCGCCGCCTATCGCGACCCGGAGACGGGGATGCTCTACATTCCGGGCATCGCCATCCAGCGGTCGTTCATCGGGGCGGCGGCCTACTCCAAGGGCAAGGGGCGGGCATCGCTCCAAAAGCAGACGGCGGCTTCCATGTTCGTATTCCCAGACCGCGTGGGCTTGGGTGTCAAGGATTATGTCATTGACAGCCGCCCCATTGTGAATCCGACGACACGGGGCCGCATCATCCGCCATCGGCCCCGGCTCGACGAATGGAAGGCGAAATTTGAGATCGAGTATGACGAATCTCTCCTGACGGAAAGACAGGTCCGGCAGATCGTCGACGATGCCGGATCGCGGGTCGGCTTGCTCGATTTCAGGCCGGAAAAGAAAGGTCCGTTCGGTCGCTTCATCGTTACCGAGTGGAAATAACCCGGGCGAGGTGTGGGCGGGGCCGGGCCGGGCGGGGTGGGGTCGGGCCAGGTTTGGCATGGTGAGGCAAGGCATGGCGGGGCGCGGTAAGGTTGGGCGAGGCAAGGTAAGGAACGCAATCATAACATGAACCTGGCAGGGTGTGGCGGGGCCAGGTTGGGTTAGATCGGGTCTGGCGTGGCCAGGCCAGGCAAGGTAGGGTAGGGTAGGGCAGGGAAATTTAATCAACCGGAGAATTAAATGACCGATTCGGCGATCAAGAAGCGGCAAGGCCGGGCCAAGGCGAAGGCCATCGAGCACTATAGCAAAAGTTATAGAATCATCATGTCTGATGACCGCCCGTTCACATTCACCGCCACCCGCCTAACAGATATTCGGTTCGTCCGGGTTGTGATTGACCTTATCACGCCGGATGACATAAAATCGGTGCAAGGCTATGAATCGCCCACGGCTTGCGCCCGGGAGATATTCTGCCAGAAGGAAACAGGATTCGAGATTCGGGAGGTGAGAGAATGAATGAAAAATCCGAGTCCGGCTCAAAAAGGTTTTATCCATCTGACATAAAAAAAGGTCCCACTTGGGGGCCGGAGGTCTCTCTCGATTCTGGTTATAAAATCAATAAAGGTTCGGAGACTTACGACGAGGCCCTGACTAATTTTCAAAAAGCGGTCCACGAATTCCATGAGGCAGTCCTTAAGATCGCCCCTTGTGGGGCCATAAAGAAATTGTTTCGACATCTTCTCGCAAAAATAAATCCTGTCAAGTAATATTTCCCCCACGAATCTGTCCCTACGAGACGTATAGCTAGCGTCCCGGCAGGACACTTTTGACCCTTTTCTGAATTCCCCCCAAAAACCACCCCTTATCCTATGGTCAGCATGGGAAAAGACTATTTCCCGGAAGAGCCATTTTTTAACCACGATGCCGAATAAGCCGAACAAGATCATCATTCATGCCTCAGCGACCGATGATGATCCCTCGTTTAATTGGGCTGCGATCCGGAAGTGGCATGTCGAACACAATGGCTGGCTCGACATCGGATACCACGCCGGCTGCGAACTCGTCCTCGGACGGTACGAGGTTATCTATGGCCGGCCCTGGGACATGGAGGGGGCGCATTGCGTCGGGCAGAACGATAAATCCCTCGGCTTCTGCTTTGTCGGCGATTTCCAGGCTCATGAGGTCCCGGCCGCTCAACTCCTTGCCGGGGCCAAGTTCCTGCCCGAATGGATGCGGTTCTATAAGATCGCGAGGACCGAGATCTATCGGCATGACCATTTCAACCAGACCGATTGCCCGGGCGCACTCTTTGACATCGAACGACTGAGGGCATTGCTGTGAGCCTGAAGATAGACGTCAACATCAATTCCGGCGCGGCCCTGGCACTTTTCATCCCATGCTTTTTTGCCCTGGTGGTGCTAGCGGCATTCCTCCCGGCCGTTGAGCGAGTCTTTGCCGTCGCCCTGGCCGGAATGGTCGGCGCCTTCAGCGGATACCTACTCAAGAAAAACGCCGACAACCAGAAGGATATCGAGGCTGCGCGGGGCGGATTCGGAGACGAATTGAACAAGATCAAGGTCCAGGCCTTGCAGCCCATCTCATGCGAATCTGGAAAGCAGGGGCCGGCATGAAACTGCTCGGAAAGGTCTTCGTCGTTCTCCTGGCCCTGGCCCTTGTTGTCGGCGGGTATGCGCTCTGGCGCGAGCTCCACGGGTTAAAGGCGGACCTCAAGGCGATCGATGAACAGGCGAAAACGACAATCGCCGCGAAGGAAACCGCGAACCAGGTACTTACCGCCGAGAACATGACGCTCCGGGCGAAGGATGCCGCGGCCGAGGTCGAGAAAGCCCGGCTCCGATCCGATCTCGCCGCCAAGACCACCGAGAACAACAAACTACGTGCCGATCTGAAGACGGCCCCACCTGAGACCGTACTGGTCGCAACCCAGAAATGGCTCAGCACCCAGGAAATCTGGCTGAGGGCCAATGCCGCAAATCAGGTCGAGGCCGTCTTCTCTCTCGCCGCCTTCCGGCTCAACGCCGACGCCCTGGCCGACAGGGAATTCCTGAAATTCACCCTCGTTCCGTCCCTCCAGGAACAACTCCGGATCTCCGAGGGCCAGAACGCGACGAAGGCGGTCATCATCTCGAATCAAGGGATTCAGATCGCGAACCACGCCGCGATCGAGGGCGAGAAGGACAAGCAGATCGCCGGCCGAGACGCGACGATCGGCGCCCTCAAGAAAGCAAACCTATGGAAGGAAGCCCGGGACGTTGGGATCGGTATCCTGGCCGACCGGATCCTCAGTCTTATTTTCAAATAGGAGAAACCTATGACAATCAGTCCAGTGATTGTGGCCGTAATCGTGGCCATCGTGACCGGCGGTGCCGTTAGTGCCCTGACCCAGTTAATCAAGAAGGCTCTGAAACTCTCGGGGATCGCCGCCCTTGTCTTGACGGCCCTGGTCTGCACCGGATGCACGGCGTTCTACTTCCTGGTGCTGGCACCCCCATTCATCCTGTGGACCTTCGTCATCTACGATGCCGCCGTTTTCGGTGAGGCGTCCGGCCTCTATCATCTCGCCGGACTGCTCAAAACAACGCCGGCGGCCTGAGCCGGGAAACTCCCTATGCGGATACGCATAGATGTTTTCCACCACCACGGAATCGAAGGCCGGGAGTTTGCGGAACTCAAGACCGGCCTTACCCGAATCTTGAATGAAGTCTTAAATCTGGAGGACAAAGTGACAAAAGAACTCGACAACCTAACCGCGGAAGTCACGGACATCGAAACACAGGCCGATTCGATCATCGCCCTGTGCAACGGCCTTTCGGCCCTACTGACCGCCGCAAAGGAAGATCCGGTCGCAATCCAGGCCCTTGCTGACTCGCTGAAGGTCAAGGCCCAAGCCATCACCGACGCCGTCGCCGCGAATACGCCTCCGGCCGTCTGAGGTTTTCCGTGCCTACGGTCCCGAAGGCCCTTATCGATCTGGGCTCCGGCGTCGTCATCCTGTTTCTAATGGCGGTCGTCGTCTACCTAATCCTGCAGATTATCAAGGCAGTCAAGGCCTCCAGCCGCCTGAAGACGACTGACCAACAGGCTGATGATCGCGAGGTTGAACGTCAACGCCGTCCGCCATGTTTCTACCTTGAAGGTTCGATCAACGAGCGCTCCGCGGTCACCAGGATCGAGGAAAATACGAAGGCGAACCGCGAATTGCTCGCAAAGGTAGGCGGAACGATGGACCGCCTGGTCATCTCGAGCGATAAGCAGGTCGACCTGCTTCAGCGTTTAGTCCAGGGCCAAAGGCAGTAAAAACGAAATGAGAGAGACGATCGTCTGGGCTCTCGTCGCCCTGACCCTGGCACTCGTTGGCCTCGTCTGGATCCGGCCTATGCTCCAAACGAAGGCCGCGCCCGTCACCCAACTAAAAGAATGGTCGGGTAAGGGGCTCCTGTTCGACAAGAGCCTTCCGCCTGCCCACTACAAGGAATTCACCCCGGCGCCTACGGTCCCGCCGACTCTGACGCAATACCAGAAGATCAAGGGCGAGTTGAACGACTGGGGCGGGATCCTGAGCAAATTCTCCCCTGCAGTTGTCGCGATCCTCGCCCTCATCGTCCGTAAAGGCGGGAAGAAGAAGAAATGAAGAAGCTCACGCCCCGCCAGCGCCTATTCGTCCATGAGTACCTCATAGACTTGAATGCTACCCAGGCGGCCAGGCGGGCGAGATATAAAAAGCCGCATGTCCAAGGATCGAGATTGTTAGCGAATATTAGCGTCGCGGCCGCTATCGCCAAGGCGATGAAAAAACGCGAGGAGAAAACCGGGATCACCCAGACCCGAGTTCTGGAGGAGCTCGCCATTATCGGATTCTCAGACCTCAAGAATCACCTCGAAATCAACGAGGATACGGGAGCGATCCGGGCCAAGAGTTTCGAAGAGATGCCCGGTAATTCAAGCCGTGCCCTGGAGATGATACGGGAAGATAGGATGATCCGGGAGGATTCCAAGGGCGAGGATTCTATCATCAATGAAAAAGTCACTTTTAAGTTGCACTCGAAAATCCCTGCCCTGGAACTTCTCGGCAAGCACCTCGGGATGTTCAAGGAGCCGATCGACCTGAAAGCCAACGTCATCTATCGAATCATCTATGACAAGACGCAAAAGGCGCAGAAGAATGGAATGCCAATCGGTTGAGCGCGAAGAGATCGTCCGGCTCCCCTATGAGCTATTGCCGTGGCAGGAGGCAGTCAAGGCCGACCGCCATCGCAATAGGACGATTCACGCCGGCCGAAGGTCGGGCAAGACACACCTCCTTTGCGACCTCGAGATCGAGGCGGCCTTGACCTACGCCACCGGCCTGCCCTGTTGGTATGTCGCACCGACCTATGGGATGGCGAAGGATATCGCTTGGGGCTTGCTCAAGGATTTCACGGCCGATTTGCTCCGGGCAGGACTCGTGACTAGATATTACGAGACAGAACTCAAGGTCGACTTCCGGAATGGCTCATCGATCCATCTCAAGGGAGCCGATAACCAGGATTCGCTCCGCGGCCGAGGACTCGGATTCCTGGGCATCGACGAGATCGCCCTAATGAATCGGGATGTCTGGCTCCGCGTCCTCCGGCCGGCAACTTCGGATTACAAGGCGCCCACCGTCTTCATCGGCACCCCGAAGGGCTACAACTACTTTTTCGACCTCTGCGAGATGGAGAAGAAGGATCCTGCCCAGTGGAAGACATTTCATATCAAGACCAGCGAGGCCGGGACGCTCGATCCCGCAGAGATCGCCCAGGCGCGCCGAGATCTCGACGATCAATCTTTCCGCCAGGAATACGAGGCGTCATTCGAGATGTTTGCCGGCCAGATCTTCCATTGGGAGACCGGGCCCATGCCGGGCAACGGGTTCAAGCCAGATGAGATCTTTTACGGGGGCGACTTCGGCTACTCGGTCAATCCCTCGGTACTTGTGAAGATCTATCGGAAGGCCGATCGCTTCTGGGTTCAGGAGAAGATCTATCAGCCGGGGCTGACCAACCAGGCGCTCGGCAAGAAGATGATCGAGGTGGGCGTCAAGACAATGGACCCCGTATATTTCGATTCAGCTGAGCCGAAGTCAATCCAGGAACTCTACGAAATGGGACTCAATATCATCCCTTCGGGCAAAGGGCCCGACTCGGTCCGCGCCGGCATCGACTTCCTTAAGGCGCAGAAGATAACGATCGTCGACGGGTCGGAGAATATCGTCAAAGAGCACCGCGGCTATTGCTGGAAGGCCGACAAGAATGGTGCCGAGCTCCCCGAGCCGATGAAGTTCAATGACCATGCGATGGATGCGATCCGCTACGCGATCGTCACGCACATGAAGCAGGCGCAGGCCTATCTCGGCGTCATCAAGCATGACGTGAGGCCGGCATAGGAGCGAACGATGAGCATCTTCGATAGCAAGACCAGGGCGCAGCTCCGGGAGACGATAAAACAGAAGGAAACCATCGCCGCCGAACTCAAGAAGATGGCTTCGATCACCGATGAGCGCGACGGGCTTCAGGCCAGGATCGGTGCATACAAGGATACGCAGGAGCTTCTGGTCAAGGACATCCTTTCGCTCCAGGAGATCGGCCGTGGCTATAAGGGGAATGAGTACCAAGACTATCAGATCGCGGTGCAGGCGATCTCCGACAAGTATAACTCGCTTGCCGAGTGGGGCTGCCTGCAGACGGGTGCCGTCATCGATCTCCGGGCAGCCTTCATCCTGGGCGATGGCCTCAAAGTCGTCCACAAGACGGAGACGAAGGAAGAGGCCGTGGACGAGATAGACTGGGCAAAGCGGTTCCTCGAATACAACGGCCTCGAGTCCGAGATGGCCCAGGAACTCGCGAAGGAGGCGGAGATCGAGGGCAAGATCGCGCTCCGTCTCTTTTGGGACAACAACCCAAAGGATTTCGCTGATTATGGCAAGGACCCCGCGGGCCAGCAACGGCCCGGGATGGTCTCGGTCCGGTTCCTGTCCTGGCTCTCGAAGAAGTATATCGTCGAGGTCGACCCGAACGACTACCTCTGGTACAAGCGACTGTCCTGGCCGGCTGGGTCGACGAGCACCCCCCGCGGCTACGGCTCGACGGGGAACACGCTCACGACGGCCCAGACGTACCCTGCCGGGTTCGTGGATGAGCCCGAATTCGTCTACAAGAAGTTCGGCGGCCGGATCAATGACGCAAACGCCGCGCAGCCGAAGGTCATGAAATGCCTGACGCAGATCGACCGCCTCGACAAGGCGCTCCGGGACCTTCGCGAGATCAACCATCTCTTCGCCTCGCCGACCCCAGACTTCAAGGTCGGGACCGCGCAGGAGGCGACGCAACTGCTCGCCCATCTCGAGAACGCGAACTGGAAGATCGGGAAGGCGATCGCGCACGTCGGAGATTTTGCGATGATCTCGCCCGACTCTGCCGGGGTCACGAACCTCATCGCCGAGATCGAACTCAACGTCAAGATGATCTCCGGAACGACCGGCGTCCCGATCCACTACCTCGGCCTGCTCGATCTGCTCAAGAACCGGGCGACGGGCGACAACACACGCGAGTTGGTCATGGCCGCGACGACCCGGGAGCGGATGATCTGGGTCGGCGCCTTCGAGGAACTGATCGATAAGGCGATGGCGATGTACAACCAGAAGTCGGGCCTCGGCCAGAAGACGACGAAGCTCGACCCGGAGAAGATCGGCGTCGAAATCCCCGTCATCTCCCAGGACCAGTGGACGAACATCGAGAAGGTGCTCATCCCGGCGGCGCTCGGCGGGATCATCTCGAAGGAATACGTCGCGGGCCAGATCCCGGGCGTGGACATGGAGGAGGAGGCGAAGAAACAGCAGGCGGCGGCATCATCCGATTTAGAGCAGGCGAAACTCGACCTCGAGCGGATGCGCCAGGACGCGGCCTCGAAGACGATCGTTGCTGGCGGAGGGGGGGCCTGATGGTCATGCACTCAGGCCGCCGAGTGGCCGGGATTGAGATTGCGCCAAGCCCCTGCCCGAAGTGCGGGGGACCGATGTTCAAGATCCCCTGCAAGTGCCCGTTCCGTCGCAAGGGCTGGGCCCTGTGCGCGAAGTGCCTCAACGCGGCCTGTGGCCATCAGATGGGCCTCGTCATGCGGCACCGCATCAATCGAAGACATTCAGGAGGAACAAATGCCATACCAAGCGGAACATTCGTGCCGGCTGAGAGAGCCGGGGGAATTCCAGCCGAACTCGTTCCGGCGGATAGCGAGCGGCAAGGTCTCGATGATCATCGGGAAGCTCAAGGGCGACCCGAAGACGACGGCCCAGGCGATCCGCTACCCGAAGTCATCGTGGACGGCGGCGGAGGCGTCGGCGGACTGCCGGAAGCATAAGGGCAAGTTCGAGGCAGCCGCATCCGGGGCGGTCCAGGAGACAGAACTGCCCGACCACTTGAACCCCAAAAAGAACCTGATCATCAAGATCGGAGAGGAGTGACCGATGGGCATCCAGAAGAAAATGTTTGAGGCGTACGTCAAGGTTCAGCAGAAGATGGAAGACGATCCCAACCTATCCGCAACGGCCACGGCCTTCAATAGAACCATGCGGTATGTATTTTTTGTTGAGGCCAGGAGGCTAGACAAAAACGGTCGTCTTTCTGGTGAACCAAAAGGAAGGTGAACATGCCCGAAAGATGGAAGGTCGCGGAATTCTCAAAGTGCAAGGCCTGCCCCTACGCAAGGTACAGAATGAATGTTGGGCATACCGTCACCGAAGACGAATGTCTCCGACCCGATCAGTCTCGGATTTATACCGGTTGCGGGAAGACAGATCCTCCGAGGGCCTTCGACTATGGGATGGACTGCTTTAGGCCCGCGAATATACCAGATTGGTGTCCGCTGCCGGATCCTTCCACCGAAAGCAGGGGACCCAAATGAGCGAAAGATGGTTGGCGTCGGATAAGGAGTGAGCATGATTTCAACGAATATAGTCAAGCCAAAACTCAATGACACACCGCAGACGAAGCGGGTCATCCTCTCGTCGGCCGTCAAGGTCGGCGGCGCCTTCAACTTTAACGGCGGCCGGTATGCCGGCGTCAAGCCGAAGCCAAAGCACACGCAGGGCGTGATCTTCACGAACCAGCTCCGGGATATCGCCGCGGCGAAGACGCGGGCGGTCCGGATCGAAGAGGCCAAGCGGATGCAGGCAATCAAGGCAGCGGCCCAGAAGAAGGTGGCCGCGAAAGGGCGGCCCAAGAAGGGGAAGTAATGAGAATCCAAGCGCGGGTTCGGGAGATGGCGTCGAGCGAGATCACCGCGATGGTCGGCCCGGCGAGGATCCGGGAGATCCAGCGCACCGACCCGCACCCGATATTCAAGGCGTTTGTCGTCGGTCACGAGGGAGAGGCGGCGGGCTACCTCGTCGGCGTCGGGAACATCGTCAAGCGATGGTTCCGGTCCGCCGTCGTGAAGCTCCACGAGGCGATCCAGATGGGCCTCAAGATCTTTCATGGCCACGGCGACACCAACGACCAGGCCGGCCGGATGGCGATCGGCGAGGTCGTCGGGAAGAAACTGATGAGGATTGGGGACCGGGTCTCGACCGTCGTCGCCTGCCACATCTTCCCGGAGTATCGGCACCTGCCGCTCGATATCGCCTCCATCGAGGCATCGGTCGACCTCGAGCAGGATAGGGCGCGCGGGCTTTACGTCGCCGACGTAGGCGAGGTGACGGCTATCGCGCTCAGTAATTCGGCAGTTGAAACCCCTGGATTCACCGGCGCAACGCTCCTCGGCCAGGTCCAGGCATTCGCGAAAAATAAGCACATCGAAGGAGAAGAATTTATGGACATCACGATTGAGGACGTCAAGGCGTTCCTCAAGGCGGAAAAAGTAGCGCCATCCGACGTGTTCGGAGTGGAAGATTTGACCAGCGATCCCGCGGTCACGGGTTTCGTCGAGAATCAGAAGCGGAGCGCCGTCGCGGGCGAGTATGCCCACAGGAAGCGCACCGAGGAGGGATTCGACAAGACCCGGGATGAGCTCGAGAAGAAGGTCCAGGCGAAAGAGGCCGAGGTCGGCCGGTTGCGGCTCGATGCCGCGAAGGCCCAGGTCCCGGCGTTGTTCGCGAAGCAGAAGGATGCCCGGAAGCTCAACGAACAGCAGGAAAAATTCGTCCTGGCGCGTCTCCAGCGGTTCGCCCCCTCGAAGGTCGAGGACGTCGAGAAGGAATTCAATGCCTACCTCGACTCGGAGATCGATGAGTGCGGGCGGCTCGCGAAAGATGTGTTCGGAATCGGGCCGGAGAAAGGTGAGGGCGGCAACGGCGGCGAGAAGAAGGCCGGCGCGGAGCCGGACGAGACGCAAGCCGGAGACTCCCAAAGCGATTACCTGAACCCGGCGAAGAACCCGATGATCAAGCTCGACTGAGGGGCCGGCGGACCAGCCGTGAAAAAGCGGAAAGAGAAAATCTAAAAAATAGGAGTAAGCAGTGCCCAACATGCTAAGAACCGCCACGCCGATGGGCGATTGGCGGTCGTTCAAGTTCACGTGTATCACGTCGGGCGGGCTGCTCGGGGGGAAAGCCTCCTGGGCTGCCGGGGAACCCTGGCTTTATCTCGTGGGGGATTCGGTCGGGGCGCTCCTCGAGTCCGCCGACGTGGGCGATGAGGGAGTCCTCATCTATCACGCCGAGAAGATTCTCGTCGTGAAGGGCATCGATTCCGGGGACGTCTTCGGAGTCGGGGACGTGGTCTACTGGGACCCCGCCACTCGTCTCGTCCATCCCGGCATCGACAGCGGCTATTACCGGATCGGTATCGCAACCGAGCCGGCGGCCGCGTCCGAAGCCCTGGTCGAGATCGACCTTGACGGCGCAGGTGCGGCCGTCAGGCCTTAAGGAGTAAGCCATGAAAAGCAGAATCTTCAATCTCGACTGGGAAAAGTTCAACTACAAGGACAAGGAGCAGCGGCTCCAGCTCGCCGGCGCCCTCCAGATGTTCCTGGCCATGCCGAACCCGTTCATCCCGGACCGTCTCAAGAAGGTCCAGGAGTTCGTGAAGAGGCACAAGCAGGTCCACGAGTTTACGCTGATGTCGGACGGCTACCCGAATGAAAAGGCCATCGACGTCGTGGAGAGGTTCCATCAGGTCGGCGAGTACGACACGAGCTTCGAGCAGATCTTCCAGGTCAACGATTACGCGGGCACGAAGGCCTCCGGGTTCGACGTCGCCGGCGTGACGAGCGGCCTGACCTTCAAGGAGATCAAGCCCGGGGAAAAGCTCAAGGTCTACGAAATGTCCGGCGACAAGTACCGCTGCTACTTCTGCTACTACGGCGGCGCGCTCGGCTGGCACCGCCAGCTCTTCGATGACGGAGACTGGTGGACGATCGAGGACAACGCGATCGAGTTCCGCGCGGCGGCCTACGGGGGCCGGGCGGGCATCTACTATGCGCTCCTCGAGGCCGCGGCCGACGCCGTCGGCTGCTGCAAGGTCGTTCAGTCGGACTGCTCCGACTGCTCGGCGGACGCCCGTTCGATCGCCGACTCCCTCAACTTCGCGGCCATGTCGATCCTCCTGAATACGGCCGGCCGCGGCTACAACCTCAACCCCCAAACGACCCAGTTCATCGTCCTCACCCCGATTCAGATGCGCGGCCGGGTGAAGCAGGCGCTCGGCGTCGTCAACCAGCCGTTCCCCGGCTCCGCCCCGGTCATCGACTACAACTTCCAGCAGATCACCTCGCTCATGCTGACCAACCCAAACCGGGTCATGGTCATCCTTCCCAAGAAGACGCTCAAGATCGGCTACCGGATGGACCTCACGCTGTTCGACGACTTCGACATCCTGTCCTACACGGACACGGTCGCCGGCTGGATGCGCCACGGCGGGTGCATCGGCGACCTCGACCAGATCGCGTGCGTCGAATTCGAACCGCAGAGCGGCTCCTGCCCGAACATGGCCGCGGCCCCGATCGGGGCATGCGCCAAGGTCACGGACGTTTGCGGCAAGGAAGTGGGATCCCTGGAGGATCTCAACGCCCCTTTCGCCCCAGCGGTCCACAAGGGGACCTGAGGGGCCTCGGATACCAATGATCCGGGGATGACTTAGGAAAGTGAAATGCAGGCGGGGGCGGAGCCGAAAATCCTCCGCCCTTGTCCTGCTCTTTTGGAGATGATGGACATGTTGCTGACGACGAATAGCCGGACGGTGAAGGAGATCCATGAAGACCGGGCGCGGCTGCTGGCCGAGAACCAAGAGGCGGCCCGGCGGGTTGTGGATCCTTACAATCCGGCCCACGCGGTCCTCGCCGACGGGGCCTGGCGGGGCGAGACCTGCTTCATCCTCGGCGGGGGGCCGTCGCTCATCGGATTCGACTTCGAGCGCCTTCGCGGGCGCGGGCGCGTCATCGCCATCAACCGGGCCTTCGAGTATGCGCCTTTCGCGGACATCCTGTTCTTCATGGACCTTAAGTTCTACAAGATGTGCCATGAGGATCCGGCGCGGTTGGCGAAGTGGGAGGCGTTCAAGGGATACAAGATCTTCCTGAACCTGATGGGAAGGAAGGTCGAAGACTGTTATTCAGTCCGGTCGCTCGGGCGGCACGGCATATCGGGGTCGCTCAAGGCCGGAATCTACCACGGCAACAACTCCGGGACGGGGGCTCTCGGCCTCGCGCTCTGCATGGGCGCCAGGCCGATCTACCTGCTCGGATACGATATGCGGCACGAGGGTGGGCGCTCCCACTTCCATGACGGCTACGGCGCGCCACAGCCTGAGCGCGTCGCCCAGTCATTCATCCGCGACTTTGAAAGGGCATTCAAGCCCCTCAAGGGACGGGGCGGGATTATAAACCTGAACCCCAGAAGCGGACTCAGGATGTTTCCATTCTCAACGATCGACGAGGTATTGAATGGACCAGCAAAGGAAAATCTGGGGCACGACGAGCTCCCTCTTCCAGAGCCCGTTTTTCTCGCTGCATCTGCTCCGGATTGACGGCGGCGGATACTGCTCCGAGCACCGGCACGACCGGAAGCGGAACCACTTCCACGTCCTCTCCGGCCGGCTGTTCATCCACCAGTGGCCGGCGGGGGCCGAGCAGGACCAACCCGACACAACGCCGCTCGAGGCCGGGCAGTCGATGACGATCGAGGTCGGCATCTGGCACTCGTTCACAGCGATCCAGCCGACGGTCTGCCTAGAACTCTACGAGGCGGCCCCGGTCGAGGAGGACATCGAACGGCGGACGACCGGCGGAATGCACGGCAAGGCAGGTCTTCCATGACGCCCTTCATCATCGTCGCCTACTACACGGCTGGGACCGGATACAAGGCCGAGGCCGCGAAACTGGAGGCGTCCCTCCGGCTCTTCGGAATCGACTATCTGATCGACGAGGTCCCAAACCTCGGTTCATGGCAGAAGAATACGCAGTTCAAGGCGCACTTCCTGCTTTGGAAGTTCGACGATCCGCGGGTGGCCGGCCGACCGATCGTCTACGTTGACGCCGACGCTATATTCCTGGCCTATCCCTCGCTCTTCGATTCGCTCGACGTGGATTGCGCCTTCGCCTTCCTCGACCAATCGAAATACTACCGGACCCCGCGGCCGCGGAAGGAACTCGTGAGTTCGACGATCTACCTCAAAAACAATGAGGCAACCAGGGAACTCATCATGGCCTGGATTGCGGAGAACGAACTCTACCCCGATGTTTGGGACCAGAAGAACCTCCAGCGAGTGCTCGACAGGCAAGCGGCGGGCCTCCGTATCGCTGGCCTCCCCGAGACCTACTTCAAGATATTCGACACGATGAGGGCCGTCCGGGATCCGGTTATCGAACAGTATCAGAAGTCGAGGATCTACAGGCGGCAGATCGATCGGTGGACTGGACCATCAGAGAGGCAACCCTTCAGAGTGATAACGACCCATGACATACATTGACCTGATCGTCGCGACGCGGAACCGGGCGGAGAAACTCGGGCGGATGCTCGACTCTGTCCCCACCTCGGCCGGCGGGAAGCCGATCAACATCAAGATCGTATTCGACGGCGACTTCAAGACGGGCGAAATCTACGAGCATGATCCGAGAATCGCCCAGATCTTCTTCACCCCGAGCCGGGTCGGGTCCGTCGCGGCCCGCAACGTCGTGACGCCGATGTCCGAGGACGCGGTCCTTATGGCGGTCGATGACATCGAGTTCGCCCCGGGTTCGATCGATGCGGCCGTGACCGCGCATGAGTCGCACTTCCCGGACGGCAATGGGGTTGTTGGGTTCAACCAGGCCAACCTGCCAAACTTCTCCTGGTCAGGGGTCGTCCTGATGGGCCAGAAGTTCCTTCTCCGCTATCCTGGGAAGAAGATCTATTATCCCGGCTACCATCACTTTGCCTGCCAGGAGATTGAATGGCTCGCCGAGTCACTCGGCAAGATGCACCGGGAGCCGGCGGCGATTCTCACTCATTATCATCCGTCCATGTTGGGTTTGCGTCCAGACCGAACGCATAAGGAGGCCAGGACCTTCCGGCACCAGGACCTATTGCTATGCCGGGAGCGCGCAAGGGCCGGCCAGACATGGGGGACGGCATGATGTTCCCGGCTATTTTCCTGAGTTTCGACGATCTCTGGATTGACGAATGGTACGCGACCTTCGCCGAGAGCAGGATCAAGGTGACATTCTACTCCTCGAACCTAGCCAACCTCACCGATGATGGCTGGAAGAAGTTGAAGGCGCTTGAGGACGCCGGCCACACCATTGGATTCCACGGCCTCAACCATATCAGGGCCGGTGCCGAGGTCGCGGCGCGAGGCCCTTCCCGTTTTATGGCCGACGAGATCATGCCCGGACTCCGGCTCTTCGGGGAGCATGGGTTACGATCCCCGCTTCACTATTCATATCCGTGGGGGAACCGGACAGTCCAGAGCGATGACGTGCTTTTGGACATCTTCCGGACCCTGCGCGGGGTGGGAGGCGACAAGACCTATTCTCCGGTCCAGATCAAAAGGATGAGGGTTTTCCAAGGGAACTGCATGAGGAACGATCATCGTGGATTGTTAGAAAACACGGTCCGAGGGAAGGGGGCCGCCTTTGTTTATCTGCACCAACCGATACTTGAGCGACTTCGAGTGATCTACAAATACGCCGACCGGGTCTATTTCTATCCGATGGGAGTGCTCGATGCCTGAGATGATCGTTGGCCGGCATAAGGACTATAGCGTGACATTCATCGTCGAGACCTACCTCGGCTATGACCGGCCCGACCAGCTCGTCACGCCGGAATGGATCGACTTCCGGCTCGACTGGTTCCATCGGTTCACGCTCAAGAGTCTTCGGAATCAGACGTTCAAGCCGGCGGCGATCTTCGTCCAATGCGGAGAGCGTCACCGGCCGAGGCTCGAGGCTTATCCCTGGAGTCCCGAGGTCACCGTCTGCTGGTTCAACGGCCAGGAGGAATACGCGAAGATTGACACTGATTACCTCGTCACGACCCGGATCGACAGCGACGACCTCTTCCACAGGGATTGTCTAGCTGAGGTCCGCTCGCGGCTTCGGTTCTCGAACAACCGGGAAGTCCTCGCCTGGAAGACGCGGATCGTTTGGGACTATATCAATCGTTACGTCACGAGTGACCATTCCCGGCCTTCCTCGCCGTTCTTCACGCATATTCTCCCGAGATCGATATACAAGAACTGGCCTCTGATGTTGGCCCAGCACTTTGTCCCTCAAGGAATCGGCGGAGCCGGCGACCATACGGCCACCCCGCTGAGCAGGAACCGGATCTGCGTCGTTAAGCATGGATGGAATCATAGTGTCCTCAAACTCGGCGAGACCTGGCCGGTGCTCGACACAGAGGCGAAGATCGAGGCGCACAAACGGCTCCTGAGGAAAAGAAACCCGGATGTCCGCCTCTACTTTGGGAGGGAAATCATCGAGAAGACTCTCGAGCCGTTTGGGATCTTGCCGGAGATGGTGCCATGATCGACGGAAAGAAAATCTCGGTCCTGATTACGACCTACTGCCGCTTCGATACGCTTGACGCCGTTATCGTCGGCTGGCTCGCGCAGCCGGCCGACGAGGTATGGGTACTCGACGGCAGTGGAAAGTTCAAGGCCAGGGCAGAGGATCCCCGGCTCCTTATTTTCTCCATGCCCCGGGACCTTGGGACGAAGATGGACTATGCCTTTGCCCTGCTTACGGAGGGTGATCTCGTTTGCCTGGCTGATGATGATCTCCTCCCGGCCACTGGCTTCCTCGAGGACCTTTATGGCGCCTGGAAAGAGAAGGGTGGAATCGTCGGTACCCTCGGGCATACGTTCCAGGGACCGGTTTATCGGGTAAATACGACATTCTTCCGGGGCGATCTCCTGCCGGAGACGACCCGTGTTGACTTTTGCGGGGTCGTTCTCCTCGCCGCCCGCGAGGTCTTCGGATTCGACGTCCGGGGGTGCCCGCGAAACTGCGATGACCTTTGGCTGGCGATGAGGGCCCATCCACAGCTGCCGAAGCATGTTGTGGCGACGAAGCGGTTCAGGAACTTGGCCTCGGCCATCGACGGGACGGCGATGTACCGGAATCCGAAACTCCGGGGCCAGCGCCAGGACTTCTACCGAGAATATTACCTCAAGAACTATGCAGGGAAAAGATGAACGTCTCCGAATACCTAAAGCACTGGCGGGGCAAGAAGGTCTGGACTCACCTGGCATGGCCGAAGCACCAGGACCGGCTGAAATGGTGCGCCGACCAGTGCGTCGGGGAGACGTTCCTCGATCTCGGATGCGCTTTTGGCCATTCGACCAATATCATGCGGGGATTCCACCCGGGCAACTGGAGCGGCGTCGACTTCTCGGAGGAAACAGTGGCGGAGGCCCGGCACTTCTTCCCCGATATCCCATTTATCTTTCTCAGGGACATCAGGGATGGGGCGGATTTACAGTTCGACACCGTCGTCTGCTCCGAGGTGATTGAACACGTCGAGGACGATGCCGCTTTCATGGCGGGCCTGGTCAGGATGGCGCGGATGCGGATCGTCCTCACCACGCCCACGACGGACCGGCGCGACCCCGGCCACCTGCGGATCTACGACGACGAGAGCATGAGCCGGCTCCTCAAGGGTCTTGAGGCGAATATCGACAAGGGCGAGTTCTTTTTCCATATCGTCCTTAACCCGAGAAGCGCGGCATGATTGACCACGGCAAAGCGAAGGAGGCCGTTATGAATTTGAATAAGAAAAATCTCGATAATCTTCTCTGCGCACTGAGCGTTGAGAAATACATATTCGAGATCTTCGGGAACATGATCGATACGAAATACAGCCCGGAAACTTCCGCGATGATGGTCCGGTACTTCGACCCGCGGCTGCAGGCGGAGCCGAATCTGCTGGCGGCAATCAAGAGGGCGATGCCGGAGAGTCCGTCCAGAGTTCAACGGATGGGGGCGCGGGGTGAGGACTTTCGGACCCATCTCGCGTATCCGGGCGGCCTATCCATCGTCCTGGCCTATTCACCGAAAGAGAATTATGGAACCAAGTAGCAAAGGAGAAAATTCATGAAAAAGAAACTCGTCCTCCTGGCCATCCTGGCCGTCGCGGTCATGATCGCCTGCCCGAACCCCTCGGCACTCAGGGCGGCCTTTACCTGGACGCCGAAAACGCCGATGGTCGGCGAGACCGTACAGTTCCTCGATCAATCGACGGGGAATCCCGCCCATTGGACCTGGGCGATCAATACGGTCTCCGGGATCACGGAGAAGAATCCAAAGGGGACGTTCGCCGGACCAGGAATTTTTCCGGTCTCCCTGACGATCACCGGCGCAGACGGTTCACAGAAAACGTCTATGCAGACCATCACGGTCGTCGCGGCCCTGAAGGCCTCGTTCAGCTATTCGCCGGCCTTTATCGACGCCGATACGACGGTCGTTTTCACGGACACCTCGGTCGGGACCCCCACGGCCTGGCTCTGGACGTTCGGCGATGGCATTACCGCCGCGACCCAGGCCGCGAGTCACAAGTTTGCGGCCGGGACGTTTGCCGTGACGCTCAAGGTCACGAACGCCAATGGGACGAATACGTCTTCTCCCTTGTCCCTGACGGTTGCCCCTGCCCTTGTCCCGAATTTTACCTGGAGTCCGAATAGACCCGCAGTTGGACAAGTCTGCCAGTTCACGGACACTTCGACGGGAGGCGCGGTGAGGTGGCTCTGGGACTTCGGCGACGGGACGGCTACCTCGACCCTGCAGAATCCGACCCATACATTCACAGTCGCCGGGAGTTACAACGTTAACCTGACGGTATGGAACGCGCTCGGAACCCAAGCCTCGATGTCGATGTCGAGGATGATCCCGTAATAGCCAGACTGGGATGACAAAGACGCAGGCGCGGAAGGATAGGAGGAGGAGAAAAAAGTTGCGCAGGATAAGAATCCTTCTGCTGGCTATAGCTACGTCCATCTTTGTCTCCGCCCAGCAATCATCGAGACAATTGATAAGTATCGTGCCTGCAGACACCTACGACTCTATGGGGTTTATGCTCACGCCCGAGTCGCCATGCAAAAGCGCGGGCGAGCACATAGACGGATTGACCACCGACTTTTACGGTCTGCCCGTCGACCCCGCCCATCCGTCAATGGGGGCGATACAGTACCATGACCCCACGTCCGATTATCTCGAGTTGGTGCGGAACATTCTCGTTGAACGGCATGGAGGTCTGACGGCAAGCCAGCAGGCGCAGATTGAGGCGCGGATCGATGCGCTGTTCCTCAAGGTCTACGGGTATGCGAGGGGCAGTTGAATGCAGGCGTCCGACTCGGCACAGGCGATGATCGACAGCCTTTGGGCGATTGCGGAGAAGCATACGCCGCTTCATCCTGAGGATCTCAAGAGGAAGTCCGCGCTCGTCGCGTTTCTCGACGCCTTTTGGCACCTCGACTCGGAGACGTTCTTCGGCATACTGAGGACCGCGCGGGATGGAAGCGGGGGCCGATTCGCGGAGGAGGCCCTGAGGCTCAGGCAGTTCTTATGAGCGCAGACAGGAGGCTATCATGCCGATAGGATGGTTCGTTGACGTGAACGAGGCGAATGATTACTTCACAGACGAACGACTTGAAACCGAATGCTGGGACGGCCTCGGGAGCGGGTCCGGGATACCGTACAAGGACAAGGTGCTCCTCCAGGCCTATAACCGGCTCTACTACGACCCGCGATGGGCGCTCCCAACCTACGCGCAGGCGAGCGCGGCCGACCTGGTGATCCTGACGAAGGCCCAGGCCGAGGAGGCCTACTATCTTTGCGTCCACCTCGAGGATGAGGACCGGAGGAAGGGCCTCGAGGCCCAGGGCGTCATCAAGGCCGAGATCGTCAAGGAATGGTACGACCCGAACCGGCTCGACGACCTTCCGGTCCCGGCGGCCGTCCAGGCCCTCCTTTATCCGTGGCTCGTAGACTACAACGAGTTCGGGATCGTCGATATCGGGCGGAACGAAAATAAATCGGCGAAGGCGAAGGTCGGCAAGTTCTAGGGCGAATGAATGATATACAGCGGCTTCAGGGGATCTACGGCGCGACCGGGCGCGAACTCCGGCGGGTCCTGCTCGTCATCGACCCGGCGAATTACTCGGACGCCCGGGCCGCAGACGCGCGGGCAAAGACGGGCGAGATGGTGAGAGGTCTGAACGTCGCCGCCGACCGTTGGACCACGGAGTCCATCGGAAAGGCCTACGCGAAATCAGCCAGGATCGCGAAGACCTCGCTCCAGATCCTCGGTCGGAAGCCAAGGCGCAGGACATGGGACGACAAACGGCGCCGGCTCGCCGATGACCTGATGATCATGTTGCTGCGGGCGAACAACTCCATCCGGGGGACTGTCGATAAATACCTCGCGTCCGTGGCCCTGGCCGCAAGGACGGCCCGGACAGCCCAGGTCCGCGAGTATTTGTACGCCGATTCCGCGGCCGACATCGGGCGGATAGCGGACAACGCCGTGAGAAACGAACTCAGCCGGGGGAGTCTTTCCTCCCAGCTCCGAGACTACCTTTGGGGCCTCGTCCACGATGACGCCTTTATCGAGATCGCCTGCGTCGATGGGGCGATTCGGACATATCAGATGAAAAAGTATGCCGACCTTGTGGCCCGGACGACGCTCGCTGACGCAGCGACGGCGGCGACGCTCGACCTCTGCGCAGAATATGAGAACGACCTCGTCCAATGGGACAACCCCCTGAACCCTTGTGAGGAGTGCGCGCCGCACGTCGGCCAGGTCTACTCGATCTCCGGCAACGACCCGGATTACCCGCCGCTCGAGGACGAGCCGCCGGTCCATCCGAACTGCGAGTGCGGGCTTCTGCCAACCAGCCCGGAGGCGATCGCCGTCAAGGGGGAACGCGGATGAGCATGATCAACGCCTATTGCGTCGACCGGATGACGATCATCATGTGGAACGGGAACGACTCCTGGGGTGAGCCGGTGTCCGGGTCGATGGTTGACGTCAAGGGATATATCGTCTGGAAGACCCAACTCGTCCGAAACCTCCAGGGCGAAAACGTCATCTCCTCGGCGATGGTCTACCTTCCGCACAAAATCGAGCGGGCCGCCTATCTGGGCCGTGAACTCCTGCATGAGGACCGAATCGTGCTCCTTGACCAGCCGTTCGACCGGGCCATCATCGATATCCGGAGGCCGAAGGACTTTTCCCATCCCCACTATGAGGTTTACCTGGCATGAGCATGACGGTTGATTTCAGCGACTTCGATAAGGGATTCAAGCGGCTCGTTAATGGTTCCGTCCCGCCCGAGATCGACAAGGCGCTCTTTATCGCCGGGAACCTGCTCCTCGACGATGCCGGGCAATGGACCCCGAGGGCCCCGTTCCGCGAGGGTCACCTCTGGAGATCCCGCCGCGTAGTGCGCCCCGCCGGAGCCGCAAAGGGCAGCGGGGTCGCGGCCGGCTTCAACATTGCCTACGCGGCCCGCTGGCATGAACTCACGCCGGCCGAGGATGCAAGGATTCACTGGACCCTATCCGGATCCGGGCGGAAGTATCTCGAGTCGAAAATCCCTATGTTCCGGGATGATTATATTAAGGTCATCGGCGACTATCTCAGGAAGGTCCTTGGGGGGACATAATGTTTCGTGAAATCTGTACGCTTATCGAGGCACTGACCAGATTCGCGATCGGGGCAAAGCTACAGGCCGGCCATTGGATGCAGGACAAGCCGGAGCGCTGCGTCCTGATCTCCGAAACGGGCGGCGCGACGAATTTTTACTGCCCGGACATGATCGACGTCCAGATTCAGGCGCTCTGCCGAGCACCGACCTACTACGAGGCCCGCGAGGACGCCTATGCCGTATTCGACGCACTCCACGGGACGAACAACTGGAACCTGCCCCGGATCGACGGATCCGGGCCGGACTATCTGGCGATGACCGTGGAGGCGATCGCGGCGCCGGCCTATCTCGGCGAGGACGACAATAGGCGCCACCTTTTCTCAACGAATTATATATTCAGGATGGAGGAGGGCTCGTGCTTAGAGTCCGGCTCCATCTAATTCATTAAGGAGGGCAAAATGCCCGTAAGTCCAATGTTTGACAAAGGCCCCTGCGAACTCGTCTGGGGCTACGGAGAGTCGGGAGCCGCCTACCTGGGGAAGACCCTGGGCGCGGTCAAATTGGCGATGGCCTCGAAGGCATCGGACATCAACGAGGACCAGGCCGGCGACGCGGCGGTTGACGCTGTTCTAACCGGATCGACCTTTGAGATCTCCGTGCCGTTGACCAGGCTGAGCGTGGCCCAACTGGCCCTCATCCTCAACACCCCGGCGAGCGGAAACATCATCCCCATCATCAACCAGATCGGATGCTCGCTCTACTCGCTGGCGAAGGTGCTGGTCATCAAGCCGCTCTGCGGGAACATCGTCTCTCAGGACCCGGCGACCTGGATCGAGCTCTACAAGACCTATCCGGTTGCCGGCCTTGACCTGACCTTCGACAAGGAAACGCAGAGAATCTTCCCGGTCACGTTCAAAGTCTTCGTCTCCCAGGAAAGCGGCGAGGAGGGTGAATTCGGGCAGATTGGGATGGGTTCCGGTTCGACCGAGTTCGGTATCTGACGCGGCACGGCAAGGTCTACCATGACCGTCGTGCTTAGATTAGATACGAAGGCAACGCTCTTCGAGCCGAATGAAATCGAGATCGACGGCCAGCTGCTCAAGATCAAACAGATCACTCTCAGCTCGCTAGAGCGGATTCAAAACCTCCAGGAGGGCCTGGCGGCCGGGTCCGCAAAGGCGATACGTGAGGCACTTGAGAACCTCGTCGATGGCGATGTCGCACCTCTGCTGAGCGTACCGATCGGCAAGATCAAGGACCTCATCACAATCCTGGTCGAAAAGTCGATCAGCGCGGGGCTTGAAGAAAAAAACGGGTCCGGGCCAGGGGCCAAGTCATAGCCCTGGTCGCCGGGGAATTCCCTGGCCTGTTCTCGTTCCGCGAACTTCTGGCGATGGACGTCCGGGACATAGTTTTCTGGGCGTCGACGGCGAAGTTGAAGAGTGTTGCTCGCATGATGTCGGCCTACAACGCTACCCTTCTGCCATACCAGAGCGCAGCGACAATTAGAATGGTGATGGATGAGTTGAGCGTTGAGGCGATGGGAGAAGAGGCCGCTGAGAAGGCGGAAACAGCGGACCTCGAAAATGCAGATCTCATCGCACGTGCGAAAGAGCGGAAGCGAGAGGCAAAGTTGAGGCGAAAGGCTGGCGGGAAGAGACCGTCGGATAACCGGAGGGCGGGCAGGAAGATCAGGAGAATACCATGAGCGAAGTAGGCGGATTCGTAGCCGGCTCGATCGTTGCAAAACTCCTGATGGACAAGACCGGGTGGGACAATTCCATCCGCGATATCCAGAGAAGCCAAGGCTCACTCGCCGGGATTACAAGGGGTATCGGCGAAGGGTTTATTCAGATCGGCAAGATGGCGGCCATCGCCGGGGTCGCCGCGGCCGGCGCCCTAACGGTGATGGTTAAGAAAACAGCCGAGGCCGGCGACCAACTATATGAACTCTCGCAGAAAACCGGGGTCTCGGTCGAATTGCTGTCAAGTTATAAGTTGGCGACAGAGGAGACCGGATCTTCGTTAGAGGGTCTGGCAATCGGTATCCGGTTCCTGTCGCGCAATATGCTGGATGCGAGTCGTGGGATCGGACTGGCCAGGACCAACTTTCAGGAACTCGGGATCTCGACGGCTAGTTGGGGCGATCAACTCCCGCCGATCAACGAAATGATCCTGACCTTAGCCGATCGGTTCTCCGGGATGGCGGACGGGGCCGAGAAATCAGCCCTCATGATTAAGATATTTGGCCGATCCGGGACTGAACTCATCCCCTTTTTCAACCTGGGATCTCAAGGACTAAAGGATTTGGCCGCACTGGCTGAGAAACTTGGCGTCGTGTTTACCGCAAAGACAGCGAAGGGTGCGCACGAATTCATCGTATCTATGAAGGAAATGGATACAGGACTCCAAGGTGTCAGAAACTCTATCGCGAATGCCCTCATTCCGGTCGCTAATCAATTTGTTAGAGGCCTGACCGATGCCCTGGTCTTCCTCCGCGGAAAGATTGACGCATTCGCCGCCTCGGGCCAGCTCGCGAACTGGGCGACGGAAACGGCCCGGGTATTCATCGAGGCGTTCAAGTTAATGGTCCGAGCAGTTGAGGGTCTGATGCTCGTCGTCCCGACGGTCAAGGCTGTGATTGGAAAAGGCCTCGCCTGGACGCAGGACGTTCTCGCCCCGATTTACGAGAAACTGTCTAAACTCGGCCCGGACGAGGGCCTGAGCGGAAAATGGAAGACTTTTTTCAAGGAGCAGGCGGAGGGGGCTCGCGGTGCGTCTGTGGCGCTGAAGAAGGGGGCCGACGAGAATATTGAGAAGGCCTCCGATGTAGTTGAAGCCTTTGACGTCATCATCGAAACGCTCAACAAACTCAAGACCGGCTTCGGTAAGGCGGGCGATGAGGGAAAGCAAGCCGGGGCGAAGATCGCGACGGCATTCGGCCCGGACCTCGCACTCAAGACGAAACTGCACATCGAGTTCAAATCTGATGTAGCCGAGAAGATCGCCGACATCACAAAGGCCCTGAAGATTTACGGGGACCAGCCAACGGAGGAGTCATTTCAGAAATTGCACGATGCGCTAATAGCGCTTGAGGAGCCACTCACTTTCCTCAAAGACGAATTCAATATCATCACCAACGCCGATATCCAAAGGCAGATCGATAAGATGACGAGGGCGATGGCGGCGTTCCAGGGCCAGATGAATCCAGAGACGCTCCGCCGGTTTGGCCTCGCGTTAGAACACGTCAAGGACGACACGGACTATCTCCGGACTGAACTCGGCCTCACGTTCATCTCGGACATCGCCCGGAAGATCGATGACATAACCCTTTCATTGAAGAAATATTCGGAATCAGCGGGAGACGCTAAACGAACACTCACGCCCGAGGACGTTAGGAGACTAGAACTCCAACTCGAGCGGCTCCAGAATCCGCTCGCCTTCCTTAAGGATGAACTCGGGGTTACGTTCGGATACGAAATAAAAAGGAAGATCGGCGACATTACCCTCATGCTCGCGAAGTTCCAGGGCCAAATGACGCCTGATCAAATCACGGCCCTGCAGGACGCACTGGTGGACCTCAACCTACAGCTCGGGGTATTCGGTATCAAATGGGGCGATCTCTGGAGCGGAATGAAGAGCGGCTTCTCCACACTGTTTGAGGACATCATCACCGGCGCGAAGAAGTTCTCTGATTTCTGGAAGGGCTTTTGGAATGCGATTAAATCGGCGTTCGCGAAGGTTCTCGCTGAGATGGTCGCCGACTATGTTACGAAATTCATCAAACAGATCCTCATCAAGACGGGCCTCCTCAAGGCGATTGACTCCATCGTCGGCGCGATATTCGGCGGGGTCGTCAGCCTTTTCGGGTCCGCGGGCAAGGCAGCGGCCTCAGCCCTGGTCGGGGGCACCGTTGCCGGTGCAGCCGGAATCGGCGGAGCCGCCGGGGAGACGATGGGAACAGCAGCACTTGGCGGTGCAGCGGCTGGCACAGCGGCACTATCCGGAAACGCACTCCTAACGACGGCTGCAGCCGGGACGCCCTGGGGCCTGGTGGTCGGATTCGTAGGCCTTTGGGTCGGCACCCTCGTTTCTATGCTCAACAAAGGGAAAAAACTCGAACAGGCGATCTACAACTCCTGGGACAAGTGGCACCAGGAGCAATGGGATAAGTGGGTCGCTACCGGGGGGCTCCTCACCTCACTTCCCAAGAATGTTCTGAAGGGCGGAGGGACGCCGACGCAGATGGGCCACGTCGGCTCCTACCAGGCCGAAGAGCCGGTCGAATCGCTCTGGTCAATCCTCGGCCTGAAGACCGCCGCCGGAAAGGAGGCCTCGGCTTCAATCCCGTTCTCTGCGGTCCCGATCATAGACCCGCACAAGATCACGCCGGGGGGCGGGAACATCACCGTGAACGTCAACATCAACGGCCAGGTGATTACAGACCGGGATTGGGTCCGGGGACGCCTTCTGCCCGAGATCACGGATGCCTTCGCCTCCAATGTCTTCCGGCGAAAGGTTCAGTTGGCGCTCGGAGTCGGGAGGGGATAAATGGGACTCAAATATTCGATCATGAATCTTGTCGACCTGGCCACCCTGCTCTCCGTCACCTCGGAGGACCCGATCTTCACCAAGGACCACCTCTATAACCAGCGGCCCTCATACCCATTCAGGTTCACGGCGAAGTCGGGCAACCAGATCCTGGTCGATCTGGGCGCGCCAACACTCGTCACGATGGTCGGCGTGTTCAACCATAACCTAACGTCCGGCGCCGGCCAGTTCAAAATCAAGGCCGCGGCCGCTAACCCGCCGGCGGGCGGTGATTGGGATTCTCCGGACTGGAACTCCGCCATCCCGATCACGGCCAACTTTAACGACTCATTCCTTAGGTTCTCGAAGACCTACCGCTACTGGGTACTCGACATCGACGACGGGTCCAACCCGGACAATATTGAGATCGGAGAGTTCTTCCTGGGCCTGGCAACGGCCTTCTCCTCGAAGGTCTACCTTCAACCCGCCCGCACCGATGGGCCGGCCTTTTTCATGGCCCGCCAACAGACCTATTACGGCCAGGACTGGTCAGCCTACCTATCCGAGGCGGAGCGGTTCGCCATCTCAATCAAGGACATTACCGACCCCTCGGTCGTCGATGAGGTAGCCGTGTGGCTCCGGGCGGTTCAGAGGAATGCCGGAAAGTTCATCTTCATTCCCGACGATAATGAGCCCTTTGCCTATTACGTGATCATCGAGAACCTGGCCGATTACGCCTCGCGGCTGGTTCACGGCCCCACGGCTGACCTGCGTCAATGGAACTTCCAACTGAAGGCGCTCACGAAGGGGATCTCGCTCCTCGGGTAGATCATGACGATACCCTATCGCGAATGGACTCAATTTACCGTCCGGACCATCAAGGCTCACGGAACCTACGCAGACATCCTGTCGAATAACGACCCGACCCTCTGGACGACGGACCATCTCGCGTCCTCCACACTCGGGGCGAGTTTTATCACCGGCGGTGTGCCGCCATACACGGTAGACTTTTGGGAGATCATCCTGAAGCCGTCGGCCGCGGACTTCGAGCTCGAGGATGGGATGTCCGACCCGATCGACTTCCTCCTCGACGCGGACATCTCCCTAGTCGACAAGCACATCATTACGCGGGGCGTGCCGGCCGATTCGCTGGCCGCTCCGTATTTCCTCATCTATATCCTCGCCGACCCAGCCCTCGGAACCTGGGACCCGGCCCTCGTATCAGGCCGTTATAAGAATGGCGTTGCCCAGTGGGATATTTACCCCATCGCGACAGGTGTCGACTTCCTGTGCAAACTCTGGACCTGGGGGGCGAAATATAACTGTGCGGCCTGGGCGACGTTAGGGCTCAGGGAGCGGGTCGCCTTCTATTCGCTCGTGGAGAATTCGGGCGGGGGCGGGGCCGTCTCCTGGAAAAGCCGGCAGTGGGCCTTCCAGGACGGGATGAAGATTGTAAGCCATATCGCGGCGAGTGTAAACCAGCCGAACGGGACGCTCGGGCTAGCCGGGGAATATTGGAAATACAACCTGACCCCGTCCAGGCTTCAGGTCCGGTATTTCAACCCCGTCGTGAATTCCCTTTCCCGGTATTCGATGCTGGCGGCGGGCGGCGTTCAGCTCAAGTTGAATGGCATGGGGTTTAACAATCTGGACGCCGAAATCTCCGACATGACCCGAAACGGCGGCGGGATACCGGGGATGGGAACCTGGGCCGACTACATTCAATATATTTACTTCGAGGGACTTCAGGGCCAGGGCCAATACAAATTGACTTATCCGGGGGATTTCACCCTCGACTCAAATCTGCAGATAACGATCGCCTCAATGCCCGCGATGGCCGAGGGGACCTACAATATCCGGCTCAAGACCCATCTCATCTATGACGTTGGGGTTCCAGTCCAGGCTTGGGCCGGGGATTGGAAGGTAGCCGCAGACGGTCGGGTCTCGAAAGGGAAACGGATCGTCTTCACCGTCGGCCCGGTGGGAGCCAGGGGGACGGGGCTGATGATCGCCGGGGAATACGCCCCGATCGATATACGGGTTCGTGGCATGGCGAGCCTCATCCAAAATGGGTCGTTTAATCTGGCCACCGATTGGGACGTATCGAATACCCCGAATCCGACACTTGCCTCGGTCGCCGGCGGCGTATCCGGTGGTAATTGCGGCAGGGTCACGACCCCGGCGGGCGGGGCCGGGCAATATATCTATGATAGGGTTGGCTCATGCGTCCTGGGGGCCGCTTATCACTTCCAGGAATGGTTCAAAAAGGGGACGGCCTCCGGAGGGTTCATCAAGATCGGCTCGACGCAGGGCGGCTCGGAATATAAGGCCTGGACCGGTCTGGCGGATGCCGACTGGACCTTTTACGCCATCAATTTCGTCGCGACTAGTTCCGATATTTACATATCGCTCGGGGTCGAGGAGGCCAGCAAGACGGCCTTCTTCGACGAGGTGATGTTCTCAAAGGGGTCGGCGTTTTACGACGGCCGAATCCTGGGTCACTCGGCCATCGCCCGGTCGCTTTCGGAGGGCGGCGCGGCCGGCACGATCGCCGACATGAACATCGAACTGGCCAACGCTGACCGGCACTTCTCGGTAAAACTGGCCACGGAACTGCTTAAGAACCAGACCATCGAGACCTTCTGCGCCTGGAAGGATGGGCCTGAGGGCGAGAAGTCAACCGTCTTCACCGGGATCATCGACGACTACTCGCTGGCGGGGGACGTTTTCAAGATGACCGTCCGGGATATCACCCAAAAATACTTCGGCGCGAAGATACCAAGGGAAATCGCCACGAAGGAGGATTACCCGAACATCCACACCGATGCTGACGGGAAGCCGATCCCGGTTGTCTTCGGGCAGTGCGTTTATAGTGCGGTCGCGGCCAACGGCGCGGTCCCGGCTCTCTACGTCGACAAGGTGAATTTCTGGTATCTGGCCGCGGCGCATCCGCTCACGATCACGGCCGTTTACGCCGACGGCCTTATCAAGTCTTCAATCAGCGAATATTCCATAGTATCCGGGATCAACGGCCGGGTTTATATCATTTTCGCGGCCGACCAAGGCGAGAGGAAGATCACATTCGACGCGACCGGGGTTGCCTACGATCCCTGGAATTCTCCCAACGGCTACATTCAGAACCCGGCCTACATCCGGGCCTATCTACTGAACATGATCATCGGCCTTCCGATGGCGTTCATGGACATTGACTCCTTCGATGGCATGGCGGATTTTTACGAGTCAATCGGCGAGGACGAAAGCGGGTATCTGATCCTAAACGACGAGAAGGAATGCATGGAAGTCCTGCAGGAGCTCGACACAACCTACGGCGATACCGGCTATATCGCGAAGGACGGCCGTTATGCGTTGGGCCGGAAGGGAATCGCCGACTTCTCGACAAACGTCAACATCTTCGCCCAAATCGACACGCTCGGGCCGCCGGAATGGCTCTACAACATGAAGGACGCGATCAACTACATTAAGGGCCGGTTCAATTGGTACCCGGCGCCCGAAGTCTATTGCCAGTCAAAGCGAATGCGATACGACGCCTCAGTCTCGGACTTCGGGTCGGAGATGGGGTCCGAGATGGAGTTGCCGTGGACGACCTTGCCGGCTATGGTCGACCGGCGGTTGTCGGAGGAGTTGCTCAAGCTTGGCTATGGCGACCGGAAGGTGAGTTTCTCGGTGCCGCTGTCCTGGCTCGACGACCTGGACCTTTTTGCCAACATACGGCTCCAGGACCCGTTCGGGTCCGACGCCGGAGGGGTCGGCGAAATGGGCCATTATGTTTATGTCGAGTCGATGGCGGTCGATATCCAGGGAAATAAGATTGATGTCGTCGCCCGCGATTATCAGTGGGTCCTGAGGGCCTACTTGGTCCTCGGTGACAGGGGGTCCATCGCGGACAACTGGGCGACGGCCGACGAGTCAGACCGTATGTTTGCGTACCTTTGTGATAGGACTACCGGGTATTTCGCGGACGGGCAGCCGGGCAAGATCCTGGCCGACCGGAATAATTTCTAAGGAGGATAAAATGCCAGCTAGCGGTGCAAACTTTATCAGCGGGGATAAACTAGGATACCAGGACGTTAACGAGATCAAGAACAACTATCGGCTATCGACGGAGCCGGCCTCGATTCAGCCAGGCATGCTTTTCTCCGATTCTGATGATGAGAAACTCTACCACCGGCAGGCCGCGGCCTCGAAGCGAATCCTTCAGGAGACCGACTCGGCGGAGTTTGTGGAGACCCGTCTAGGCTCCGTTCAGGTCGATCTCAACGCAGCCGGGGGGACGCCGCTCCTCACGACGCTCTACACCTGCCCGGCCGGAAAGTCCTGCATCATAACGGCCGTGATCCTTCGGTCCTGCTCCGGGAACATGACTACGGCGAGGATGTC